ATTACAAATTCTGGTAACTTAACAATTAATACCAATAAATTTGTTGTGACTGCGGCATCTGGTAATACATCAATTGCTGGAACTCTAGGTGTAACTGGATCTACAACATTATCCTCAACTCTAGGTGTAACTGGTGCTACTACACTTTCATCAACTCTAGGTGTAACTGGTGATTTTGCTATTAATAGCAATAAATTTAACGTCACAGCAGCAAGTGGTAACACAGCAATTGCTGGAACTCTAGGTGTAACTGGTGCAACATCCCTCAACTCCACACTTGGTGTATCTGGTATTACATCCATCACCAATGGTACTCAAGCAACAACAACAGGAACATACAGTGGTGATGGTGCATTCCGAGTTACGGGTGGTGCATCAGTTGGAGGAAACTTTGTTGTACAGGGTGACTTGAAAGTATATGGTGCACAAATTATTGATGGTGATGTAAGTCTATCTGGTACACAATCATATAGTGGTGTCATTAAGTCTACTAATACAACTGATGCTACATCATCAACCTCAAACTTATCAGCAATTAACACTGATGGTGGTCTTGCCGTTGCTAAACAAGCATGGATTGGATCAAATACAAATATCGGTGGAACTCTTGCGGTAACTGGTGCTACTACACTTTCATCAACTTTAGGTGTAACTGGAGTTACAACCTTAACTGGTGCCTTAGTTGCAAATGGTAACGTAACTCTCGGTGATGCATCTGCAGATTCATTAACAGTCAATGCATCATCTTCTTTCGTATCACCTATCACGGTTTCGAATACATTCTCAACTACATCAACAGTAACACTAACTGGTGGCACTCTTTCAATTAAAGATTCTGGTTCTAATGATAGATTCATCTTCAATCCAGCAACTGGTGCAGCATCTATTACTGGATCACTATCAACTACAGGCAATGGAACGATTGGTGGCACATTAGGTGTAACTGGTGCTACTACACTGTCTTCAACTCTTGCAGTTACTTCGGGAACAACTTTATCTTCAACTCTTGCAGTTACTGGGGCAGCAACTTTATCTTCAACTCTTGCAGTTACTGGTTTAATTACAGCAAATGCTGGTTTAACAATTAGTGGTTCTGCTGGAGCAGGAGAAGATTTCATTATTACTGATGGTACAAATACTAAATTTAGTGTAACATCTGCTGCTGGTAATACACTAATCTCTGGCACTTTAGGTGTTAGTGGGGCAGCAACTCTATCATCAACCCTTACAGTTACTGGAACATCTATATTTACTGGTGCAATTACTGCAAATGGTGGAGTTATTGGTGCTCTTACTGGTAATGCTTCAACAGCAACTATACTACAAAATGCAAGAACAATCGGTATTTCTGGTGATGGTACTGGAACAGCAACTTCATTTAATGGTTCTGCAAATATTACCATCCCATTCACCCTGTCAAATTCAGGTGTAACTGCTGGCACATACACAAAGATTACTGTCGATGCTAAGGGTAGAGCAACATCTGCAACAAATGCAACTACTTCAGATATTTCAGAGGGAACTAACCTATATTATACTCAAGGAAGATTTGACACTGCATTTGGTTCAAAATCAACATCCAACTTAACTGAAGGTTCTAACCTATACTATACTCAAGCACGTTTTGATACTGCATTCAACGCAAAAACAACATCTAACCTAACTGAAGGTACGAATCTATACTATACAGATGAAAGAGCACAAGATGCTGCAGCAGCCGCACTGACAACAAATGCATCACATAACGGTGTCACAGTAACCTACAATGACGCAGGGAATGCCATCAACATTTCTCGCAATACTTTGATCTACTCAAATGTTACTGCAAATGGTACAGGTGTTAAGGATGCATATCTTGCAGATTCGGGTAGATCTTCGGAAAATATTCTAGTAATTGTTAATGGATTGATTTCAACCCCAGCAGTTGATTATAGTTATTATGATCAAACAGTTCTTTCGAATGTCAGTGGTCATAGAGGTGAAAACACTATCACAGTTCCTTCTGCTGGAGGTCTAGTTATTGGGCAACCAGTTTCAGGAAATGGTATTGCATCAGGTGCTACTATTACTAACATTTCTGGAACAACAATTACACTATCAGCAAATAACCTCACATATCTAAGGAGGGCAGAAATTTCAACAATCGGTACTCCCTCTGGTATTCCGATAGCAGGTGAAGCAAACCAGTCTTATACTGCAGTTGCATCAACAAGTAGTGGGTCTGGCACTGGTGCAACATTTAATGTTACTAGAGGTTCATCAGGACAAATCACTGGTGTAACTGTTAATAACGGTGGCACTAACTATATCAATGGTGAAGTTATCACAATTAGTGGTCTATTGGTTGGTGGTTCATCATCAGCAGAAAACATCACATTCCTCGTAGCATCCACAAATACAACTACCACAACTGCTACATTCTCCCCTGTAGTTAAATTTACATCTGCACCAACTGCGGGTGTAAACAACGTTTCAATCCGTTACCTACCACTCTAAAGACATGGCAAAACCAAATTCAAAAGCAACACTTAAGGAGTATTGCCTACGTAAATTAGGCAAACCTGTCTTGGAGGTAAACGTCTCCGACGATCAGGTGGATGATGCTATTGATTATACTCTTCAGAAATTTAATGAGTTTCACTTTGATGGTGTTGAACGAGTATATCTTAAGCATCAATTTACTCAAGCAGAAATTGATTCTGCTAGACAAAATGTAGTTGTAGATTCTGGTCCTCCAGTATTTACAGAAATGCAAAACTTTATTGAAGTTCCTGAGTGGATTATTTCAGTTGATAATATTTTTGGATTTACTGATAAGGGAACTGCAAACATGTTTGATATTCGTTATCAAATTCGTTTGAATGACTTATATGATTTTACATCAACACAGTTTTACCACTACTACATGATTCAAACTCACCTAAGTATGATTGATTTCATCTTAGAGCATTTTAAACCAATTAGGTATAATCGTGCTGGAAATCGTCTTTATATTGACATGGACTGGGGTGCTGATGTTCATGATGGTGATTATATGATTTTTGAATGTCAACGTGCAGTCGATCCAACTGGTTACACTAAAGTTTATAATGAACTTTGGGTTAAGGATTATGCTACTTCAATGATTAAGAAGTACTGGGGTCAGAATTTAACTAAATATCAAAATGTTCAACTTCCTGGTGGTGTCACTATGAATGGAGAGATGATTTATAACAATGCCGTTGATGAACTTCATAAGTTAGATGAAGAATTAAGATCAACATACGAACTTCCACCACTAGACATGATTGGATAAAATGGCAACTAATCCTTATTTTTCATACTCAATTCAAGGGGAACAAGACTTACATGAAAGTCTTGTAATAGAACAGATTAAAATGTTTGGTAGAGATATTTATTACATCCCTAGATCTTTAGTCAAAAATGATCACTTATTTGGTGAAGATACCATATCAACATTTAATGGTGCATACGCAATCGAAGCATACATCGCAGATACAACGGGATTTGGTGGAGATGGGGAACTTTATAGTAAGTTTGGTTTGAGAATTACAGACCAAATGGAATTTGTAATTTCAAGAAAAAGATTTACAGAGGCAGTTGATAACAATACAACATTAATTGTTGAAGGCAGACCAAATGAGGGGGATCTTATTTGGTTCCCATTAGCAAAGAAACTATTCCAAATCAATTTTGTAGAGTATGAGTCACCATTTTATCAATTTGGTAAGAACTTTGTTTGGAATTTAAAAACAGAAATCTTTGAATATAGTGATGAAAAACTTGATACTGGTGTTTCGGATATTGATGCAGTTGAATCAACTAGTTCAATAGCTGTAACATCAACTATGGCAGCAGGTGGTAATGGTAACTTTACTCCAGGTGAAATAGTAGCAGGTGGTACATCTGGTGTAACTGCTGAGGTTAAATCTTGGGATCCAGAAACTAGAAGACTTATTATATTCAATAGAACTGGTAAATTTACACCAGGTGAGACTGTTACTGGTCAAGATTCACTAGCATCATGGGTTGCAGCATATACTAATACTCTTGATAATATTAACAGTGATTATGATGATAATAAATACTATGAGGAACAGGGAGATTCATTCTTAGATTTCACTGAGCATAATCCTTTTGGTGAAATTGGTAACTTTGGGAGCAACGTCTAATGTTAGGAACTTATTCATATAACGAAGTATTCAGGAAGAGTGTCATTGCTTTTGGTACTCTTTTTAATAATATTGAAATTAGAAGGAAGAATGGTTCTGTTGTTGAGTCCATGAAAGTTCCACTTTCATATGGTAACCAACAAAAATGGTTGGCAAGATTAAGACAAATTGGAGATCTACAAGATACCAAAAAGAGTACTGCTATCACATTGCCCAGAATGGCATTTGAAATGACTAGTATTACATATGATGCTTCCAGAAAAGTTTCACCAACACAAACAATTAGGGGAGCAGACGGTAAAACAGTCTATATGCCTGTTCCATATAACTTAGGATTTCAGTTATCAGTATTATCTAAGAATCAAGACGATTCTCTACAAATTGTAGAGCAAGTATTACCTTACTTCCAACCATTCTATACAATTACAGTAAATGTTCTGCCAGAAATTGGTGAGAAGAAAGATTTCCCTGTAGTTCTAAATGATGTTCAATATAAAGATGATTACGAAGGTGATTATGAGGAGAGAAGAACTTTAATTTATACTTTATCATTTACAGTTAAAACATACATTTATGGTCCAGTCGTTGATAATAGTGGTAAAGAGATTCGCAAAGTTATTGCAGATACATATACTACCGTAGATACTACAGCAGCACGTGAGTTGCGTTACACAGTAGAGCCAGATCCTTCTACTGCGGATTGGGATGATGATTTTGGATTTAATGAAACATTCTCGGAGTTTACAGATGGACAACAGTGGAACCCAGTCACAGGACAAGACGAACCAGTTTGATGGATTAGATGCAGTATTTGAAGTTTCTAGTGAAATTGTAAAAGAAACTTCAAATACTGATATTGTAGAACCAGCAAAATTAGGAACTGATGTCAAGGATGATTATGAATATAGTCGTGCTCAACTCTATACATTAATATCGAAAGGGCAGGAAGCAGTTCAAGGTGCACTGGAACTTGCACAACAATCAGATCATCCCAGAGCATATGAAGTTGCTGGTCAATTAATTAAATCAGTTGGTGATGTTACTGATAAATTAATTGATTTACAAAAGAAGGTTAGTGAGATTGAAAATCCCAAGAAAGGCAATCAACCACAAAATGTTACTAATGCACTTTTTGTTGGTTCAACATCCGAGTTGGCAAAATTACTAAAGCAACAAAAGCAGTCTTTAGATAAATAAAATATAGGAAAGAATTATCTTCGGAGTTTAACATGTCCGTTTTAAATGTATTGAATACTAATAGTATTTCTGCAACTCAATCTGAATATCAAGTTGTTAATACTGGTATTTACAGAGTAAGTGCAACTTCAGCATCAACAGTTCAATTTAATGCTGGTCCTGCAATTCAACTTTTAGCAGGTGAGTCGGTTCTACTCAAAGGTGCCAATCCTGGCAGAGCAGGAATCACGGCTGCAACTGATTCTGCTACTGCTGTTTATACTTTTGGTGATGGTGGTGTTGGATTAACTTCTGGTACTCATCCCTTTTCTGCTGGTGATTATATTGCAATTGTAGATGCAGCTGCAGTTCTACCTGCTGCATTTGAATCTGCTGCGACTACAGGTAAGTCAGTTACTTCCGTCTCTTCAACTACTATCACTACCGATATTGATGCTTCTGCTGCTACTGCTGATTATGCATATACCAGTGGTGCTCAAGCATATGCACATAGATGTGTGAAAATTACTGCTGGTGCTGCAAACATCGTTGTAGAAGAAGTACAAATTGTTGGAGGCTGATATGAAGTCTTACAAACAATTCTTATCCGAATCAGTAAATATTGCTGGAGATTTCAACGGAACTCTTCATGTGCATTCTGATGGTAAAAATGCAGAACCAGTAGGAGAAACCTACAGTGCAGATATCATCTATAACGGTGAATTATTTCGTATTGATGTTCTATCTGAAACAGGTATTCCCACTCATGATGAATTAACTTGGATGCTTCAGGAACAGTATCCTGGTGCGATGGTTCAGCAGATCTATCCACCACAGAAACCAAAGGTTAATATTACTAAATCTCATAGAGTTAATATTGATTCATTTGCACATAAGTATGGGGCATTTTAATAATGGCACAGTGGAACAAGAATACACAGGACTTTCTAAATCAAGAAAGATCCTTATTTGAAGTTGTAAATATTGCTGACCACTGGGGTGAGCAAACGGATTGGAGACCTCAGTTTTCATCTAAGAATAGATTAAAGGTATCTCCATACCAAACAACATTCTTTAATACTTTTCAGTATGGTAAGGAAACTGATGTTTGGGATGAAGCAACTTACGGGACTGCTTCTGCTACTCATAGTGCTGCTACCTCAAATGTGGTCATGACTGTTGGTAGCACTGCTGGTGATAAGATCATCAGGCAGACCAAAATGGTGATGTCATACATTCCAGGTAGAGCATCTCAGTGTTCTTTTGGTATTCGTCTTACTGCACCAGTGACAGGTGTGCGTAGAAGATTTGGTGTCTTTGATGAAAACAACGGTGCTTATTTTGAGGATGCTGGAGACGGAACTTACTATTGTGTCATTCGTAGTAATACATCTGGCAGTGTAGTTGAGAGAAGAATACCTAGAGCAGAGTGGAATGGTGATAAGTTGGATGGAACTGGTCCAAGTCAAATCACAGCATCTCCAACTGCACAGCACTTAATTAGTATTGACTATGAATGGTATGGTGCAGGACAAGTCATCTTTAGTTTTACTATTGATGGTGAATCTCATGTCATTCATAAATTCAATAACGCAAACATAATCAATACTGTTTGGTGTTCAACTCCTTTCCTACCAATTCGTTTAGAGCTTGAAAACGTAACTGGTGCTGCTGGAACTCATTACCTCTATCAAGGATCAAACTCACTTAGTCAAGAAGGTGAACCAGAGAAACTAGGAACACTTGTCAGTCGTGGTAATGCGATTACTGGCACTACTCTAACAGTTGCAAACACATATTATCCAGTTATTAGTCTTAGATTAAAATCCACATCACTTCAAGGTGTTGTTTTTCTCAGAACTCTTCAGGTAGCAACTAACGATAACACTAATGTATTTTGGAGATTAGTACAAAACCCAACTCTCACTGGAGCAAGTTGGACAGATGCATCAGATCCAAATGTAATTACACAATACGATATTAGTGCTACATCTTATACTGGTGGAACAAATCTTATTTCTGGATTTACTATTGGTGGTGGTTCAAGTTTAATTCCAGTTGACGAAAAAGCACATTTACAGATTGGTAGAAGTAGTCTCGGAACTGTAAGTGATATATATACTCTTGCTTGTGCTTCACCTAATACTAACAAAGCAGCACTAGCAGTTATGAATTGGTTAGAGCAAAGATAAATAGTACATAGAAGAATAGTTACCATGGCAAAGAAGAGAGTACCTACCGAACAAGAAATTGCTAAGAAGCATGGTGTTGATGTTGATTACGTCATTCGTCAAGCAGAAGTAGGTTCTACTGTAGAACGTGAGCATGTAACTACTCATGAAGAGGCATATGGTATTGCTCTTCAGCACATCGCAGAATTTCCCGATTACTACAAACACTTACTAGGCATGGAAAAGCAACTCAAGAAAGAATGGGAAAAGAAGAAATCCATCAAAGAAAACCATATTGCAATCAATAATGGTACTGAAAAAGATGATGAAGGTGCGATGGCACTAGGGCAACTTGATGAGATTGAACTCTACATTAAAATGCTTCGTGAAACAATCAAGTCACCAGACTACCAACTTCCTGGTTGGGTTCAGGTAAAACTAGCACTTGCAACTCATAACCTAAATGCTGCTGCGATGTATCTCAGAAGCAATCATGAAGAATCAGTTGAACTAAGATCTTTTGGGGACTTTATTAAAGAGGCAAAGTCCCCTGCATGGCAACGTTCTGAAGGTAAGAATAAGAATGGTGGTCTAAACGAAAAGGGACGCAAATCATATGAAGAAGAGAATCCTGGATCAGATCTAAAGGCACCTCAACCAGAAGGAGGACCACGTAGAGATTCTTTCTGTGCAAGGATGAAAGGTATGAAACGTGAACGTACTAGTAAGAAAACTGCAAATGACCCAAATTCTCGCATAAATAAGTCGTTACGTGCGTGGAACTGCTAATGTCTAAGTCAAAGAATAAAGGCAGCAATAAAGCAGCAAAGAAACCAAAACAGAATCAGGGAAACGCAACTGCTAAGAAAGCAAAAAACGGTGGTAAGAAAAAGTGATTTATGCCAAGAGAATGGAACACTCCAAAGAGGGAGTGTTGGAACGCACCAATCCATCAAATACTTAAAGCCATAGATAATCATACTCGTTTATATATGGAAACGGGTGATTATTGGCATGAAAAGCAGGCATGGATTCTAAGACGATATTTGCATGATTTAAAAACGTGGATTCATAAACAGGAGGGAAGATAATGGCAGATAAAGATCCTTACATTTACCGCATCAAATCAGTTTTGAAGGTAGTAGATGGAGACACTATTGATGCTGATATTGACTTGGGTTTTGACATCAGCCTCACTAAACGTATTAGGTTGTCTGGTGTGGATACTCCTGAAAGTCGCACAGCAGACACAAACGAAAAAAGATACGGTCTTGAATCAAAAGACTGGCTCAAGCACAGACTAGAGTTTGCCAAAGACATTATCATCAAGACTGAACTTCCAGACTCCACAGAGAAGTATGGTCGTATCATTGGACACTTATTTATCAATGGGGAAGAAACTTCACTCAATAATCAGATGATTGCTGAGGGATATGCATGGGAATATGATGGGGGAACTAAAAAGAAAGATTTCTCTGTGTTGGATTCCAAACGCAAAATTGTAACATAGGTATCTGACAAATATCAAGTACACCTATATAATAAGATTACCGTCTCAAGGTAAGACTTATGGATACCAAACAATGTCCCAAATGTGGGGCACAGTGGATTAATGGGCAGCATTACTGGGCAACTGGTAAAGAAGGAGATCCCCATGATCTAGCAGGTTTAGTTTGTAATAAATTAGGAGATAATACATGCATTAATCCATGTAAGGGATCAACAAGTGGTGTTACGTGGGATGATAGACTTAAAGGAATAGATGCATTAGAAAATGATCTAAATAAAGTGAATGAAAATATATAATTAATGGAATCTCACGACATTTATCTTGGTAATCCCAATCTAAAGAAAGCAAACGTAACAGTTGAATTTACACCAGAGCAAATTGCAGAATTTATAAAATGCTCTGAAGATCCTGTATACTTTGCTAAGAATTACGTAAAGATCGTTTCACTCGATGAAGGTCTAGTTCCATTTAGAATGTGGGACTTCCAAGAGAAGTTGATTACAAATTTCCACGAGAATAGATTCAATATTGCAAAGTTACCACGTCAGACAGGTAAATCAACTACTGTTGTTTCTTACCTAATGCACTATGCAATATTCAATGATAATGTTAAGATTGCTATTCTAGCAAACAAGGCAGAAACGTCAAGGGAACTTCTGTCTCGTTTGCAACTATCATATGAAAATCTTCCTAAGTGGATGCAGCATGGTATTGTATCTTGGAACAAGGGATCTCTAGAACTAGAGAATGGATCCAAGATTATTGCTGCATCTACATCTTCATCTGCAGTCCGAGGAAACTCATTTAACATCATCTTCCTGGACGAATTTGCGTTCATTCCAAACAACATTGCAGAGCAGTTCTTCTCCTCTGTGTATCCTACTATTTCGTCTGGTAAGTCAACTAAAGTTATTATCATCTCCACTCCAAACGGGATGAACATGTTCTATAAACTCTGGCATGATGCTGAACGTCAAAAGAACAGTTATGTTCCACTGGAAGTTCATTGGTCTTCTGTTCCTGGTAGAGATGCCAGCTGGAAAGAAGAAACTATTAGAAACACATCACTAAGACAGTTCACTCAGGAATTTGAATGTGAGTTCCTAGGATCGGTTGATACTCTGATTAATCCAGCAAAACTAAGATCTCTTGTATATGAAGATCCCATTAAACAAAATGGTAAATTAGACATTTATGAGGATCCGATTTCCGATCATCAGTATGTGATGACAGTTGACGTATCTAGAGGAACCAATCAAGATTACTCAGCATTTACTGTAATTGATACTACGACGATACCATATAGACTAGTTGCAAAATTTAAAGATAATGATATTAAACCAATTATCTTACCTAATATTATACATCAAGTTGCAAAAGCATACAATAAGTGTCACATTTTGATTGAAGTCAATGATATTGGTGCACAAGTTGCAGATATTTTACAATATGATCTTGAATATGACAACCTACTTATGTGTTCCATGAGAGGTCGTGCTGGACAAATTGTTGGAACTGGATTCTCTGGCAAGAAAGCATCGTTGGGTGTCAGAATGACCCAGGCAGTTAAAAAGGTTGGTTGTTCTAACTTGAAGGCACTAATTGAGGAAGATAAACTTCTCGTTAAAGATTACGATACGATTAGTGAACTTACAACTTTCATTCAAAAACAGAATAGTTTCCAAGCAGAAGAAGGTTGTAATGATGACTTGGCAATGTCATTGGTTATATTTGCCTGGTTAGCAATGCAACCATTCTTTAAAGAGTTGCATGATAATGATGTTCGTCAAAGAATTTACGAAGAGCAAAGGGAAGCAATCGAAGCAGATATGTCACCATTTGGATTTATGGATGATGGACTAGGTGATACTGAAAGTTTTGTAGATGCAGAAGGTGATCGATGGCATGTTGACGAATATGGGGATAGGGCATTTATGTGGGAATTTCGTTAATGGATATTGACGATCAGATAGAACTAGAACACATATTATTTTCAGAAAGAAAGTGTAGGTCTTGTGGAAAGATAAAGAATCTTATTGATGACTTCTACCTAACACATAAAGATAGAGGTCCATTCCCATCAGCATATTCATATGAGTGTAAAGAATGCACTGTGATTAGAATAAAGAAATCTAGAAAATTAAAGAAGGGTGTGGGAATGTGGGAGTACCCTGACTGGTAATATGTTCACGCAGAGTTTCCCCATTTGAAACTTTGTAATTTATAAATATTGATAGAATCTAAATGATATTCTAAGGAGAATAACACATGGCATCTACTCAGCTATCACCTGGAGTAGTGGTCATCGAAAGAGACCTTACTACAGTTGCCAATACAGTTGTTGATAATGTAGGCGTTATTGCTGGTGCGTTTGAGAAGGGGCCTGTCGAAGAAGTAGTTGATATTACTTCAGAGAAGCAACTTCTTTCCGTCTTTGGCAAACCAAACGACCTAAATTATGAGTTCTGGTTTTCAGCTTCTCAGTTCCTACTCTACGGTGGATCACTGAAAGTTATCCGTACTACCAGTGCTTCATTAAAGAATGCTATCGACAAGGCACAAACAGTAACAGCAAACCTAACTGCAAACGATACCGTAGTAACGGTCGTTTCATCACTAAACTTCAACGTAGGTGACTACCTAAAAGTTGATGATGAAATTCTAGAAGTAACTGCAGTTAATGGTAACGATGTTACTGTTCTAAGAGGACAGTTAGCAACTGCTGCTGTATCACACTCAGCAGGAAGACCAGTAACTCTAATCGAACCACAACTAGCAAATCAATCAATCATCGATGAAGGTGCAACCTTCAGTGCATCAGATGCTACTCTGACTGTACAGAACGCAGCACAACTAAGTATTGCAATTAACGGTTATATCCTAATCGATAATGAGATCCTTCAAGTTACTGCAATCTCAGGTGATAATCTGACAGTAACTAGAGGTCAACTAGGAACAACAGCAACTCAACACAATGATGGTGTTGACGTAACTAAGGTTCTAGTAACAATCGATGCTACTAATATCAACGAAACAACTACAACTGGTGTAAATCCCCCACTAATCAAGAATCTCAATTTCTATGAGACTACTGTTGAGGGTGCATCAAATCCATGGAACTGGGCTGCACGTACACCTGGTACTTATGGTAATTCAGTCAAACTGGTAATGACTGATGCTGGTGCAGATCAAGTACTAAATCTCGCATCACCAAATTCAGGTACTGAATGGGATTTCAGTTCAGGTGATGCAGTTGAATTCCCAAATGCTGGAGTTGCAGGACAAGTCTATCATTATTCATTACTACTCAGACTGGCAGCAACTGGTCTTACTGGTAAGTTCAATGTTGGTGACACTGTATCAGCATCAAATGGAACAGTAACTGGTACTGTTGTTGCATACGATCCAGGTCGTAGATTAATTGAAGTTGCAGTTGGTGCTTCAACAACATACTTCCAAGCATCACAGACATTAACTGGAACCGCAGGTGCTGGAACAATTGAGTCTGTTGAGAGAAGACTTTATGTTTATCTAACTTCACAAGCACAATTCCAACAAGGACAATCAGTAGAAGATCAAGAATCAAGAACAGTATCAATTCTAGGTGTAAGATCTGAGTATGAAGATCGTGAGTATGGTGACGGTCAAAAGTGGATCAATGTTGCTCCACGTCCATCAACTTCACAGTACATCTCAGAAAGAGGTGGTAAGAATGATGAAATGCACATTCTTGTTCTAGATGCTGATGGTAAAATTACTGGTACTCCTGGTTCACTCCTAGAGAAGTTCCTATTCGTATCTAAGGCAAGTAATGCTAAGGGTCCTCAGGGTGAGAACAACTATTACAAAGATGTAATCAAGGCAAATTCACAGTATCTATACTGGGGTTCACATGAACTCAATGAAATTTATGATGTTGATGACAGTGCAAATGGTTCAATTGGTAATGGTGGAATCAACAGAGCATTTGACCTTCTTAAGTCTTCTGCATCATTCATCAATGGACTAGGTGAAACAATCATCAATACTAAGAATAATGCAACTGTCCAGTATCTATTCTCTGGTGGTGCAGATGGTTACTCAGTATCAAGAGATCAAGTTCTTTCAGCATACGATCTAGTTGCAGACCAAGAAACCGTTAAGGTTGATTACCTACTAATGGGTCCTTCATTCGGCAACTTCCAAGATAGCATTGCTAAGGCACAGAAACTAATCGATATCGCAAACACCCGTAAGGATTGTATTGCATTCATCTCACCAATTAGAGGAGATGTAATCGGTCAAGTTGATCCAAATGTAATTGTAGATAGACAAGTTGTATTCTTCAACTTACTACAGTCTTCATCATATACTGTCTTTGATAGCAACTATAAGTACATCTACGATAAGTACAACGATACTTACCGTTATGTTCCATGTAATGCTGACATTGCTGGTCTCTGCCTACAGACAACCATCAATCAAGAGCCATGGTATTCACCTGCTGGTCTAAACAGAGGTAATCTAAAAAATGCAATCAAACTTGCTTTCTCACCACTGAAGGATCAAAGAGACAAACTCTATGCTAACAGAATTAACCCAATCGTTAATTTCCCAGGTCAAGGTATTGTACTTTTTGGTGATAAAACTGCTCTAGGTTATCAGTCTGCATTCGACAGAATTAACGTTCGTCGTCTATTCCTTGCAATTGAGAGAACAATCTCAGATGCAGCAAAGCAACAACTCTTTGAACTAAATGATGAAATCACTCGTTCATCCTTCAAGAATATCATTGAACCATATCTCCGTCAAGTACAAGGTCGTAGAGGTATCGTTGACTTCCTAGTTGTTTGTGACAGCACAAATAACCCACCTGAAGCAATTGATCGTGGTGAGTTCTATGCTGAGATTTACGTGAAGCCAACACGTTCTATCAACTTCATTACACTGACATTCGTTGCTACCAGAACAGGTACAACCTTTGCTGAAATTGTCAGCTGATTTATAAATACTTAAAATAAAGGAGACAATTCAAAATGGCAAGTAAGTCTAGAGCAAGTATTGATACATTCAGATCTTATGTAGATTCGGATTTTGCTCGTCCTAATTTGTTCCAGGTGGAGTTGAATTTCCCAGCTTCACTAACTGGTTCAACCACTCAGGGGTCTGCTACCAGTGACCTCAAAAAGAGATCACTGGTATTAGTAAAAGCAGCAAACCTTCCAGCATCAACTGTTGGTGTTATTGAGGTTCCTTTCCGTGGTCGTACCCTCAAAATCGCAGGTGACAGAACCTTCGAACCTTGGACTGTTACTGTTATGAACGATGCGAAGTTCCAACTTCGTTCATATTTTGAACTTTGGATTTCCAAGATTCAATACCAGAATGAGAACTATTCTGATTACACCAAGATCAGTGATTACCAAACCTCAGCAACCGTAAGACAACTCGGTAGACAAGGTGATGTACTTCGTTCTTATGAGTTCCAGGGTGTATTCCCAACTAATGTAAGTGCTATTGATCTTGCATGGGAATCCAATGATTCAATCGAAGAGTACACTGTTGAGTTCCAAGTTCAGTACTGGACTCAGAAGAATGACTCTGAAGCAGAATCCCTAGATCAGAAGTAGGATAAATAATCCAGTAGAAGTACTGGAGCATCCTTAGATTATGACGCAACAATCCCGTCTATTTGGATATAGTCTAGAGAGGGCAAAGGGAGGTCCACAAGGAACCTCCTTTGTTCAACCCTATTCGGATGATGCAGCCACCCCTGTTGTAGGAGGTGGCTATTTTGGTCAATATGTAGATATTGATGGATATGTAAAGAATGAGTGGGAACTCATTATGCGTTATCGTGATATGTCACTACATCCAGAGTGTGATTCTGCCGTCGATGATATTGTTAATGAAGCAATCAACGGTGGTATGGATGATGTTCCAGTTGAAGTTGAATTATCAAATTTAAAGGTATCTGATAATTTAAAGAAAAGAATTAGAGAAGAGTTTCATAATATTCTAG